CTGCCTAACCCGATTGGGGGTGGCTCCGGCCACCCCCGTCTTGCCACTGGAGAATAACGATGACTCATTTCTCTGACGGCGTGCGTGTCGGGCGGAGCTTCACCCTGAACGGATCGGCAGCCCTCGCGGGTGGCCCCACGTCTCCGATCTTCATTTACGACATCGTTCCAGCCACGCTGGACGCTGACGGTATCTCGGTGGCTCAGGCTGTTGGTGCAGCCGGGAACCTGACGATTGCGGGCGCGCTGGCTTCCGGCGGCGTCGCGACCTTCGATGTGCCTCGCGGCGTGTCGGTGACGTCCACCAACGCTGGTGACACCACTCAGGTCGCGACGGTGTACGGCACCGATGCCTATGGCCTGTCGATCCAGGAAAACATCACCTTCAACGGCAATGCCACGATCTCGGGCAAGAAGGCGTTCAAGACCGTGACTCGCGTCGCGATCTCGGCGGCTCTGGCTGGTAACGGCAGCGCGGGCACCACCGACATCCTCGGCCTTCCATATGCGGTTTCCACGCGGAACTACATGGTGACGTTCGACAACGGCGCTCAGGTCACGACCGGAACCTTCGTCGCGGCTGACGCGACTGCGGCCACGGCAACCACGGGCGACGTTCGCGGAACCTGGGACCCGGCCACCGCCTGCAACGGCACCGTTCGCTTCACGATGTGGATGTTCCTCAAGGACACCGACACTCGCGCGGGCCTCTACGGCGTCACGCAGTTCAACGGCTAACTACAGGGGCGGTCTTCGGGCCGCCCCGCCACTTCGGAGGCTGATGTGCGGTCGAAGAAGGATTTCCAGTTCAAGGCGGAGCACAAGAGCCCGTCTGGCGGACTGAACGAAAAAGGCCGCGCTGCGTATAACCGCGCGACCGGCAGCAATCTGAAACCCCCGCAGCCTGAAGGCGGATCGCGCAAGAAGAGTTTCTGCGCTCGATCAGCGGGGCAGATGAAAATGTTCCCGAAAGCTGCTAAAGAACCGAACAGCAGACTGCGGCTCGCCCGCAAGAAATGGGATTGCTGATATGCGGTCTAAGAAGAACTGGATCGCTGGGGCGATTAAGCCGGAGAATAAAGGCGCGCTCCGCAAGGAACTCGGCGCGAAACCCGGCAAGTCTATCCCGGCTGCGAAACTTGCTGCGGCAGCGAAGAAACCCGGTAAGATCGGCCAGCGCGCTCGACTGGCGCAGACGCTGAGAGGAATGAAGTAATGCCTCGTCCGACATCTGTTTCCGTCACCGGGGTTGCTGCGTCGAACCCGATCCTGCTTGACGTCTTCGGATCACCGAACGTCAGCCTTCAGGCTGTCGTCAGCGGCACGGCGACCTATACGATTCAGCAGACGCTGGATAACGTGCGCGACAACGGCGCGGCGGCGGCGACGTGGTTCAGCCACCCCGACACCAATCTTGTCGGAGCGACATCCTCGCAGCAGGGCAACTACGCCTACGTCCCAACGGCGACGCGGATCAATCTGACGTCAGGCACAGGCACGGTAACGCTCACGGCTGTTCAGGCGGGGTAGTCATGTCCGGCCTGAACAACGGTTCCAGAGGCCTGTTCAGCGGGGTTTCCGGGCTGGCTATTGCGGTCGCTGGCGCTGGGCTTTCGAATAAATGGGCTGGGCTGGCGGGGGGTGCGTCGGCAGAGGCTGTCGACCGAGACCCGATAGAATTTGAAGTCGTCGGCACGACTATGCCAACGCAAGCTGGGCTTATAGTTGGCAATGGTCGCGTCGCGCGTATACGCTTCAAGGGCATGGCTACGGGCTTGACGCTTGACGCCAACGACGTAAGCCTGACCGTTCAATACCCGACTTTCTCGAGCGGAGTCGCTGGGACCGGAACCAAGACGGTAACAGGGCGCGCTGCTCTGCGCCGACCTCTCCCCACGACCTGGGCGAATGGGCAGACCGTCGTCCTCCTCCAGCGATGCACCAGCCTCGCCAAGATTTCCGGGTCTACGCGCATCTACCAGTGTGCGAACGCTGGCGGCACGACCGCGACAGGCTCAAACCCCACACACACTTCCGGGTCCGTCACGGGCGCTGACGGTATTGAATGGCTGTACATCGGGTCCATAGGCGACGCGAACCAACTGCCATACGTTCAGCCCATCCAGGTCACCGCCGGGTCGGACGTGGATGTCTACCTTGCGCTCAGCGACGCCATCTACGACAGCGACACAGTAACCTCCGTCACCATCGCTAGTGGCGCATACGGGGCCTCTAACGCGTCTCAGTCCGCTATTCTGACCGTCGGAAATTCCTCGACACTGGCCTATGAAAAGCCAGACCCGGTGTCCCTGACGCTCCCGTGGAACATAACCGGGAACTCGCTTGATTGCAGGTTGTTCGCGTTCCATCCGTCGTTTGCTAACGGGCGCACGCTCGATAGTGTCATCTATAAAGTGGTCGATAGCACTGGCGCGGTTGTTCTGACGGGCTCGCCTGTCACGACTATGGTCCGCAGTACGGCGCTGACCGGCGTGCGAAAGGTTCCGGAGTTCTACCAATCTCTGGACATCTCAAGTCTGCCGGACGGCGCTCTCTACGGCCTAGCGTTTGAGGCATATCCCCGCATCGGGGACAATGCCTATAAGAGTCTGACGGATGGCTTTGGCTCAGCGACGCCATCTATCAACATGGCTCCCACAGCCAATGTTTCCAAGGTCACTCCATTCCGGAAAGACGCGGCTGGAACCTTTGGTCGCATATTCGCCTACGCGGATAGTGTCGCAGGTAACGACGGGACGGGTGTCGCGAGCGCCACGGCTGCGACTGCCGCCGCGTCACCATTTGCTACGATTAGCGCGGCGGCCTCGGCGATCCAAACACTCTCCAACTCCAGCCTATCGCGGAACAACATGGCGAACCATGTGATCCGGTTGGTCGGTCCGAGCGGTGGTGCGCAGCGGACGTTCGTTGGGTTCCATGGCACAACTAACACCATGAGCTCGCGCGCCAAGGGCGACGTCTGGCTGACCATTGAAAGAGACCCCGCGACATCGGCCTCTGCCGCTGACGTGGCGATCACTGTGGCTGCGACTGCGGCGCTCAAGACTGGCGCGACGCGAACAAAGTATGTCGGGATAACGGTGACAGGAACCAGCAGCGCGGCGTCGCTCGACAATCAGGTCGCCGCTACTGTCGGTGAGTTTACGTACGAGACGTGGTTTGATGGTTGTGACCTGACGGGCGTGTCTACTAGCACTCAAAGGCCCATAACTAGAATGGGGCTAATCTGGATTACGAACAGCGCCTTGACCAACGTCGGGACATCATTCGGTAATGACAACACCCGCTCAGCACTGAAGGTGCTGGGGGGCTCGACTGTTGTCGGCAACTTGGTGACGTCTTCATCCACGTCGAACTGCGAGGTCGGGTTCTGTAATGCGCTGGGGAACTCGTGGTCTGGCGGGGCGGTTCCGGCTGCCCCCATAATGACGTGGTGGGCGGAGGGAACAGGTACAACCCAGACAAACCTAGACCGGGCGGTACTGGTGTCCTGCTCGTGGCTATCGTGCTTCCGAACCGTCAAGTGGCCTCGCGTCGGTCAGGTTTTGACATCCGGCTTCACATACGCACAGAACCTGACAGAAGTTCTGAATACGTCGCTCGTGAAAGGCGGGGAGCACTCCGCCGATGGAAACGTCACACCAGTCGGCCACGGGTGGTACTACTTCAACTCGACGCCAGGAGAAGGGACCAACCTTCTTTACAACGAAAACGGCACGACCTTCGCGGAGAAGTACGGCTCTGCCGGGTTCAACGCTAATGAAGACTGGAACATCAAGGCGGACTGGTACGACAGTAGCCCCGAGACGGCGAGCGGCAACCGTGTTGGCAATTTGCTGTATCGGTACCGCGTAGACTACGAGGGCAACGTGCTGTTCGCCGCCACGGACGGCGTACCTGCGCCAGATAATCTGTCTGGCGAGGCTTTCGAGGCCAGCCTGAGCCTTGGGACCGTCGGGTCCCCCCTGGTTCGCGGGTGGACAGACGATAGGTCGGCCACCGGAACGGTGACAGGTGGCGGCAATTACAGACCTACCAGTCTTAGCGCCCTCTACGCCAAGGTCGGATCGACTCGGCAGGCGTTCCCAGAAGATATGGACGGAAATACGCGCGTGGCGAATGGTAATGGCGCTGCGGGTGCGCTGGAGGCCGCGTAATTCCGCTGCCACCAAGGAAGTGCCAACGTCATAAAAACCTGCTAAGAACGCGATACCTAGGAAGAAAGATGGCCGATGACGTCGAGCGGGACATACACGTTCTCCAGCCTCGCGCAGATCGACTTCATCACTGAAGCGTTCGAGCGGTGCGGACGTGCGCCTTCGTCTCTGTCGGCGAACGACATCGACAGCGCTCGCCGCTCGATCAACTTCATGTTCTCAGAGTGGGCCAATAACGGGCCAAATCTCTGGGAGGTAGACTTGGCTTCCGTAGCTCTGGTCGCCGGAGTATCCGAATACACGCTTCAGGAGCGCACGGTAAACCTGCTGCAAGTCTTCTCGCGCACGACGTCGGGCGGTATCAATACTGATCTCATACTTCAGCCGATCAGCCGGGCTGAGTACGCGGCGCTGCCGAACAAGGCTCAACAGGGCGCGCGCCCGACGCAGTATTATTTCCAGCGCACGATCACGCCGTCGATCTTCGTGTGGCCGGTCCCGCAGGATGCGACGGTCACGCTGTATTACTACCGCATGAAGATGCAGGAAGACGCAGGGGCCTTCACCGACAGCCTGAACGCGCCGAACCGCTGGATGGAGGCCATCGCGTCGGGCCTCGCGGCGAAACTGGCGGTGAAGTTCGCGCCCGAGCGGCAGGCGACGCTTCAGATGCTGGCTCAGAAGTCCTATGACATTGCTGCGGCGGAAGACCGCGAGCGCGTTCCGCTGCGTATCACCATCGACGGGTGGCTGTCCTGATGCAGTACGGTCACGGCGCAGGCCGAAAATTCCGGGAGTGGCCGAACTTCGACGCCAAGAGCCCGCGTGCTATGGCTATCTGCGATGGCTGCGGCTTCATGGTTCAGCACGAAACCCTTCGCGAGAAGAAAGACTATCGCGGCGGATCGGCTCCCGTTGGGCTGGGGCTCTACGTGTGCGCGTCCTGCGATGACGTTCCGCAGCCGTACTACCGTCGGCAACTCCTGCGACCTGATCCGGTGCCTGTGGATAATCCGCGCCGCGATACGCAGGACACGGCGACGAACGCTCAGACGGCAGCGGCTGATCAGGAATCAATCGACCTGAACATAGAGTATGGGCTGGCATAGACCATGGCGAACGTAAAATTCACAGACCTGCCCTCGGCTACCGCTCTGGACGGCGGGGAGATCACCGCCGTCGTTCAGGGCGGCGTGAGCGTGCAGACGACCGCCGAGGCCATCGGTTATGCCGGGAAGTCGTACGGATCGTTCTGCGACGTCACTGACCAGTCTGGAAATGTCAGCACGCCGACGGCTGTGAAGTTCGGCACGAACATCATCAACACGGCGGGCGTCACGGTCGTAACGGACGGATCGAACCTCACGCGCATCACATTGGCTGACGCCGGGACGTATGTGCTTTCGTACAGCCTTCAGTTTGCGAATTCCGACGCCTCAGACCATGACGTCTCGGTATGGCTCCGACTGAGCGGCACAGACATCACCAACACCGCCCGCAAGCAAACCGTTCCCAAAACCGGCGACGGTGGCGTCCACACAGCGCAGACCACCTACACTGTGGTCGCTACGGCGGGGCAGTATGTTCAGGCCATGTGGCTTCCAGAGAACACCGCTGTAACGCTTGACCATACAGCCGCCGTCGTTGGCCCTCCGGCGGTCCCGGCCATTCCGTCATCGTATGTCGTGATTGAGCGTGTCGCATGATCGAGGAACTGATCAGCCGCGTTTTCTTCACGCGCAACGTCGCCCACTGGAATCACTGGCGCGCGACAGGCGCGGGTAGTTACGCCCGCCATCAGGCGCTCGGCGAGTTCTATGACGCGGTGATCGACGCGCTGGATACGCTGGTTGAGGCATACCAGGGCGCATACGAATTGATCGGCGGCATCCCTGCCCCGAGCATCAAAGAGACCGACATCCTCAAGATGCTGGAGGCGGACTGCCAATGGATCGAGCAGAACCACGAGACGATCTGCAAGGGCAATCGGGCGGTCGCCAATCTCATCGACGGATTAAGCGAGGTCTACCTCTCGGCTATCTACAAGCTGAGAAACCTAAAGTGACCCAACCGACCCACGCCGAACTCAAGGACGACATCAAGAAGGTGTACGTCGAGCTTGGCGCGACGTCTCAGCAGATCGAGAACCTTGAGGTTCGCGCCAGTGGACACGACGACAGGTTGCAGGTTATTCAGGCGCAAGTCGATCACAACGCCAGGATGTCGGAGGCGGTCTTGCACGCACTGAATGAAATGCGCGAGGATATAGCCGCCATCAAGGATAAGGTTTTCGCGTGGGAGATGTTCAAGGCCCGCGTGATCTGGGTGACGTCCACCATCGCGGGGGCCTTCAGTGTCGCCGCCGCGTTCCTGTGGTGGCTGGTGGGCGACAAGGTGGCGCATTTCTTTAAGGGGGCTCCGCCGTCGCCATGAGGCCCACACCACAGCAAGCCTTCGAAATCATCAAAGAGTTCGAGGGCCTTAAACTCACGGGCTATAACTGCCCGGCTGGCATCGCGACTGCCGGATGGGGGCACACCGGGCCTGATGTCAAGGTCGGGATGAAATACACGCGCGCCCGTGCGGAGGCGTGGCTGCGGGCTGACATCGCGCACGCCGCCAAACGGCTATCGGGCGTGGTCAAGGCCGACGTACTGGCAGACCTCTCGGATAGCCAATACGCGGCGCTCCTTTCGTTCGTGTTCAATCTGGGCGCGGGAGCGAAGTGGGCGATCTGGAAGCGGATCAATGCGCGTCAGTTCGACGCCGTGCCCGCGCAACTGATGCGCTTCGTTAATGCTGGAGGCAAGCGCCTTCCGGGCCTTGTTCGCCGTCGCGCCGCTGAAGCCGCGCTGTGGGAGCAGGTTGATGACGAGCCCGAGGTTCCGCCGTCCACGACGCTGCGTATGATCGGCATGACTCCGCCAACACCTGTCATCGAGAAGCCATTGACTGTCTCTAAGACGATGTGGACTGGCGCGGGCGTCGCGGCATCTGGCGTGGTTGCGGGGGCACAGCAGGTTCAGGCGTTGGTTGCGCCGCAGATGCAGTATCACGAACACCTTCAGACCCTAGCGGCCATTGTGGCGGGGCTGATCGTAGCTGGCGGCATCGCCGTCATGATCTTCAAATGGCTTGAGCAGAGGGAAAAGCGGCTATGACTGTATTCCTAGCGACGCCTACGGGTTCGCGCATCCCCTACGTGCTGTAGTGGCTGCAAAGCAATTAACCATCGAAGAAGCTGAGCGCACGGTCGCGGTCTATAACGAGTGCGTCGCCGAAGGTTACGGCACCGGAGTCAACAGGGGTGGGCGGAGGAACTTTTCAGCGCGCGCTGAAACTGCCCGCCGGATGTGCCTCGATCTCAACACCACGACGCACCGGCTTAACGTCGCGGTCAATCGCTACGGTTTGAAG